AGCTTAAAGTCTGTAATGCCGAAATATGTAGCTGCTGCTATTTCAGCACCTAACGCCTCAGCTGTACGCCTGATCGACTCATGAATATTGCCTCGAGCTGTCTGGTCATGGAAGTAATAGTTTTCGACGCCTTTAGATTCGCAAATGAAAGCTGCCGCAGCTGCCTGGATTTCCTGATCTTTTGTAAGCGTTACTTTACTTATTCCCATATCGCGCAGCTTCGGTTATTGTCTGGGCATACCCAGCCCTTGTAAGCCTTTGAAGTCTTAGCGTTGACGCCCTCTTTGCGAATCATTACTCCATGAGAGCATGATCGACTTGTCAGTATTCCGCCTATTTCGGCTACAGCTTGAGTCATATCCCATGGATCATAAGAGCCATTAGGTAGCGCCTCTTTAGGCGCGGCAACGATTGGGCGTTCGACCCGTTTCATTTCCTCAAGTGATGGTCGATTATGATTCTCGCTGAATTTAGATAATCCGCCTGTGTGTAAAGCTCTACCTATTGCTGACGTCGATCCGTTCTCTAGCGGAAAGCGATTAGCGTTTGATCTAATCTCCTCAGCAAAATCTGTCGCGAAAGGTAAAGCGTCGGTTATTTCCTTGTAAATGTCAGTCTGGACGATGTAGCGAGTTCCGTCTTGAAATACAATATTCACGTCGATTCGACCATTTGGATATTTAGCCCAGAATTTTTCTATGCGTTCAGCTACGGATTCGTAGCCCTCTAATGGGATCGCCATTATGAGTTTCTCACGCGATCTGTTGCCCAGCGAAGCCCAGCTGCGCGACCTCGGTTAAAGCCGTCTTTCACGCCCTCTTTAAACCCAATAGACCAACCGACTAGAAACCAGCCAATACTTGCGAGAATAACAGCTCCCGCTAATTCCAACACTGTAAACATTTTAGCTCCCGATTCTGGGTGCGACTTATTCGCTCCCTAGTTATAGGGTGAACTAAATGTCTGACAATTACAAGCCTTACGCCTAATTAGCGGCGTGTCGAATTGCTTAAGATCAAACTGTAAATCTCGTCAACGCGCTTTTCAAGTCGCGAAACCTGATCCTTAACGCTTGCTCCAGAGTTAGGCTTTAGCTCGCTTAAATAGTATTTAACTAGGTGTCGAATAACCCCTGTAAATGCCACTAAGAGCGTGACCATAGCCACGCCCATAGCAGCCCAATCGTTAGCGTTCACTTAGCCTTAGCTCCGAACGTAACGTCTTTAGGATTCAGGTAACGCATTAGTAGCGGAACGACGCCAGCGAGAAACCCGTAAGCCAATTTTTTGGGATCGGTTTCGCCTGTCATGTAAACGGCTAACGCTCCTGCGAGCGCTGATCGTCCATAACTAGCAGCCATAGCCTTTAGCTCCTTCATTACTTTTCTCCTATCCCTAGCGCCTTGATTAGCTCTAGGACTTTTTTTGGACTTACGTTGATTTCGAAATGTTGCTCATCGGCACGATTCTTATAATCGCCGCCCCAGAATAAGCCGTATTTTTTAGCAAGCGCGCGAATCATTGGAACTTTTTCGACTGGGAACGTCCCGATCTTTCCGAGAGGGTGTTTAGTCGCGTTAAGGTCAACGGCTGTCCCGCTCGAGTGATTCGAAAGACGATCAACTGACCCTCTAACTAAACGAAAATTGTATCCCCAGTCGTCGAGCTGCCCGCCGTCGAGCGGTTCGATTAACTCGTTGAACTCTTTACAAAATCCCACGATCAAAGGTGCGACAGCTTCGGCGCAACGAATTTTTAACTGAGTCCCCGGTATCGCGTAAGACTTAATTCCAATTTCGGCTTGATCTTTTGAAGCCGTCCACCCGTTATAGCTGGTTAGTTTCATCTGTTATCTCAGGTACTATCCAGCGACACGTTTCCTCATCGAAACCAATTGCGTTTTCAGGCTTTGGCGCTATGAAAGCGTCACGTTCCGAGTCGTAAGTAAAACCAATTCCAGCAAAATTTTTTCTTATAGTCGAGTTAAAACTTGTCTTGACCCATATACCGCCGAGCGACTTCATAAACGCTTCGCCTTCATCGGGTTCGTTATTGTCGCCGACTAAAACTCTTACGACTAAACCTTTTTTGTTTATTTCTGCCCAGTGACTCATACTAAACCGCCGTCTTTAGATAACGAACTATTACTAATCCTGAACCGCCAGCACCGCCATTAGTTAAAGGATTACCACCACCGCCGCCGCCTGAACCTGTGTTAGCTGTTCCCGCTGTTGCTGCTACTGTCGCTGAATTAGACCCACCAGTACCACCACCACCGCCGCCACTATTACCAGTATTAGTTCCACCGCCACCACCACCGCCACCGCCGTAGGCATTACTAACGCCTGTCGAAGTAGCGGTAGCCCATGACGAATAAGTGTTATTTCCAGAACCACCAGCGCCGCCAGTACCGCCGTTACCTGTGCCGTTTGATCCGTTAGCACCAGCACCGCCACCGCCACCGCCCGCGCTATTTGGCGGATCGTTTGCTATAAATGTATCGGCAGAACCGCCACTAAAAGCACCAGTGCCACCAGCATTTAATCCAGTGCTGGTGTATTTAGAACCACCGCCACCGCCCGACGCAGTTCCACCATTATTGCCGACGTTAAAAATTCCACCACCAGCACCACCGCCAGCTGACGATGTGCTACCGCACGAAGTTGTATTACCATTATTGCCGTTAGAATTACCAGTTCCACCAGCACCACCAGCGCCAATAGTTATAGTTTGATTAGTTGAAAAAGATGTCGATGTATTAGTAATTTTTCCAGCACCGCCACCACCAGCTAAATTAGAACCACCACCAGCACCGCTACCTATAACTAAAAGATCGCAAGCCAAAGCTGCGCCACTTACTCCTAAAGTTCCCGAAGCCGTAAAAGTGCGATAAAAGTATGTTGCGTCGCTTGTTAAAGTGCCGCCAGTAACGACAGGTAAAGCGGCTTGTGACGCAAGAATTCCGAGTATTGGCATTTTATGAAAGCGATCCCACCACTAGAAACGTATTGCTTGCGGTACAGATTGCCGTCGCTGCTCCGTATTGCTTAGATATTTTTGGAGCAGCTGCGGTCGCACCTGTTGAAACGATTGTAACTCCAACGCCAGCCGCGAAAGTTACTTGACCCGCTCCTAATTGAGCCAGGTTTATTTGCTGACCTGTTGTAAAAACTGATGGCGGTAAAGTTAAAGTTATAGCCGCAGCGTTTGTTAAGGTGACTAATTTTGTTGCGTCGGAAGCAATTAAAGTGTAAGTCGTGCCTGTTTGTGCGTTTAATGTCAAAGCTGCTGGTTGAGCCGCGTTAGCTGTTGTATTAGCTGTAGTTGCTAAATCATAAGCGCTTTTAACCGCGCTGGGAGTAGCTGCTAAAACGGTCGATGTGCTAGATGTTGAAGTGCTTAATTGAACTACGCCCGCCGCGCTAGTCGTGCCAGCGTCAACGCCAATAGTTACAGCGCCCGCAGTACCGCCACCAGTAATCGGTGCGGTTACGTTAACGGCTGTTATATCTCCGACTTGCGGCGTCACCCATGTAAAGTCTAAATCTGTGTTTGTTGTCTTTGATAGCACCTGACCAGTCGTTCCGCCTAATAGATCGACGAAATCGGTGTCCACCGCTTGACCAAATACTTCAAAATCAGCTGGTAAGTCGGTAACTAAGTCGGTCGGCGTTGGCATTTGCCAGCCGAAGTTAGTCGTTGGATTTGTCATGTTTTCTCCTTATGCCACGACCAACGCGGTTTCCCACGTTAGTGCCCCAGTTATAGTATTCCACGATTCTCCGATAGGAACTTGCTCCCACTTCATAGCTTGAAGCGAATAACTTATCGGCGAAAGATTAAGGGTAATTGCGATTTCGTTATAGGCAGCCTTAAACGACCAGCCCTCGACGAATCCTAGAAACGTGCCAGCTGCCATGTTAGGCGGTAAGTCGCTAATTCGTAGCGGTAAGCCCATAAATACGTTAATAAGCGAATCGCGATCCGCGTCGTCTAGCTCTGGGTTTGTGAGCTGGTAAGTGATCGACGTAAAGTTCGCTTGCGGCGTAGCTCTTAGGGTTAGGTAAAAATCGGCTTGATCTTGAGCGTCGGCTGTGTGTTTAACCGTCGTAGTAATGACCTGGGCTAAACGCCCGTAAATATCGATTGAGTTAATATCCTCAGCGCTTACTTCATTAGTCGAATTAGTACCGTATTTTAGGGTTATGTCATTTCGCACGTCGCCAGCTCGAGTTTCGATCTTAAGCCCGTTAAATAGCGCATGATTAGCGGTTACGTCTGTGTAACCGTTAGTGGCTAGATAGATTGATCGGTGAGTCGAATCGGCGTAGCTGATAAGCCCGCTGCCGTCCTCGTAAATATAACCTAGACCCGAAGTTGCTAGCGCTGAAACCAGCGAATAAATGTCAATTCGATCAGCTGATCGATGGGCTAATGTGTAATTGCCTGGACGATCTATCTCGCCTAAACCGACGTTTTGAGCATTTGCCCAAGTTTCGGTCGGGTCGTAGTTATTCCATTGTAAAGCTGCTGGCACTTCGCCCCAGTTATTTAATAGTAAATCTTGGAGAATATGCCAAATCTGATCGCCGTCCTGATCTTGGACTAATGTTCCGTCGGTAAGCGCTTTAGGTAAGCGGCTTAGCGCTCCGAGTGCGGTTATCTTTAATACCTGGTTTATTCCGACCGCGCCAGATGTGATGATCTCTACGCCAAAATCGACGACTGTTCCGCCAAATATTGGAACGTAAGTGTTAGTCGAATCTTTAAGCTCGATCGTTACAGAATCGTTTATGTTTATGTTAACGAT